TAATCTATATACAGCTGTAACTATTTCTTCTTTAGTAAGATTAATATTTGGTTTATCTACTGTTCCAAAAATTTCTTTTGATTCTTTATGAATTCTATTTATTTCACCTGAATAATTACTTGCGGATTTATCCATTACCACATATCTATCAATAGGCTGTCTAGGAACTCCTAATGCACCTCTACCTAGTTCATTGGTTAAATCATATTTTTCACCATGTTCACCAGGAATATTAAATATTGATTTATATATTTTAGTTTCTTGACCTACTCCTCCTGGTTGTTCAATGGTTTCAGCTGCGTATAGAGCCATTTTTCCTATTTTATCTATAAGAGGATCCGAAGGTAAATAAATAATTTTTCCTTGCGGTGTTATACCATCTTTCATATTTTTAAAATCATCAATAACTTGAATCATTAATTTTTTTTCAAAAAAAGGACTAGTTTCATAAATTGAATGAGCTGCTTCACCTATTGCATGAGTTACTTGATTTATAATACCTCTTTCTGGATAATATTGTTTTTGTTTTCTCATAGAAAGTTGTAATGCATAAGGAATAGAAGTTAATATATTTGTAGCATTAATATGACTTACATTTTGCCAATACCAAGGTTCTTTTAAATTTTTATCATAACCGATACTAACTTGATTACTTTGTAATCTTTTTGGAACAGCTCTCATTCCAGCCAAATGTTGTTCATCTGATATTCCTGTAGCCCAATCATAAGCATAGAGACCTGCTCCTCCTAATGACGCATAAGTTACATAAGATCCAAGCATTCTTATTTTTCCACTTGTTTTAGTAATTGGATTAGCTATTTCTTTTATAGCAGTTGCTTGTATACCACCAAAATTTCTTATAATTTCTAAATCAAAAGATACAAAAGGACTGATAAGAGGGTTTCTTACTAAAGCTTTTCCTGCTATACTCATTCTACTAAAATTAGGCATGGTAGCTTTTGTAATTTCGTAAGCTCTATTTAATAAATCATTTATAAGTTCAGGTGTAAATTCTGTATGAACTTTTCCATAAGTAGGATCAAAAGTTTTGTTTTTTATTGCTTTTGAATAATCTTCAATCAATTGATAATGTTCTTGAGCAACTGATATTATTTTAAAAACATCATCTAATGTTACATAGCCTTGTTTTACATTTTGAAATACCCATCTAACAGTCTTAGTAAAAGGATTTGTTATAAGTTCAGGTGTAATATCTCCATTAATTACTTTATCTAAAAAAGAATAACCACCTTTTCTTACTTGAATTAAATCTTCAAAAGTATTAAAGGACATAGTAGAAGAGACAATTTTATTTCTAACCATGTCATTCCAAAAAAGTCTTGCATCTGAATCTATACTATTTCCATATTTTCCTCTTAATGCCTTTACTGCCCATTGCATTCCATTATAAAGAGATTTTGGAGACCTTATAGATTTTAATACCAACATACTTGCATATTGTTGTGCATCTACTAACCATCGTATTGGGTTTAAAGCAACTTTAGATACGGAAGATGTTGCGAGAAGAGGTGCATATACATTTTTATAAAAAACATTTTGTAACATTCTATCAAAAGGAAATTTTTGAATAAATTCTAAAGCTTCAGCATTTGATCTTGAAGTCCATTTACCATTCAATGGAGTTTGATATATCTCATCATTTAATGGAGATTTTAAATTTAATTGTTTAAGATCTTCTACTTCACCACCTAATGCTCGTCTAGCTTCAGTTGCATTATCATAAAAAAAACCTTCACCAGAAGTTTTTAAATTATCTAAATGTAATTGCCACATATCATTATACATTTTGTTATTATAAACAAATGATCCTAAATCAGATAAAACATTAGTTAATGCTTTTTGAGCAGTAGCTCTTTTTATTCCAAAAAATTGTTCAAATACTTTTAAATCTTTTTCTGTGTTAATAATAATATTTGGAACAAATTCATTGTCTTTAAAACTATTAGCTAGTTTTATTGTTTTACTAGCTTTTGTTGAATTTTGTTTTAAGGCTTCTTGAAAAGGAGTTATTTTAAATTCAGGACTATTAGTAGTTTTATCTAAAGAAGCTTTAGTTAAATCATTCATCATAATATCTAAATCTTTATCAGTTAATGTAACACCTGATTTTTCTGCATTATTTTTTATAATATTCCTAATTTTACCAGATAAATCTCCTACTGTTTCATTATTAGAAACAGGTATAAGTTTTCCATCTTTTGATATATTCCAATCTGACTTAAGATAAGGACCAGTTCTTTTATTAAGAATATTATTTAATTCTTTAGCAGCTTTAACTTTTTCTTTTAAAGATTTATTTTTAGGAATTAATTCATTTTTTATATCATTAGCTGCAACTCTTACATCTTTTAAATTACCTATTAATTCATTCACGGTATCTTGTGAAACATTTAAATCTTTAAAATATTTTTGAATTTTATTTAATGTTTTATTATCAAAAGAATTAAAATTTATATTTCCAGTTTTTTTATCTACAACATCTTTAGTTGACCATAGAAAATCATTTAATTTTTGAGATACTTCTTCTGGAGTTTGTTGTATTAATTTATTGTCTTTAAAAATTTGTTTAATTTTATTATCTAAATTTCTTTTTAATAAAATAGCATTACCTGAAACAACATTTTTTTCTCCTTGTGATAATTCTACAGCTTTATAAATAGGTTTAGAAACTTTTCCTTCTGAGGTAAATAAATATTTCATGCTTTCAGCTTTATCTAATAATTTACCACTACTATCTGCAATTTTTATTAAACCTTGTTTAACTAAAGGAATTAAATTTTCTAATTGCCCAGGGAATGAGTATAACCCAAGAGAAGATTGAGGAACTTCCATTTCCCCAGATACTTTACCTTCAACTACTCTTCCTTGAGAAGGTAAATTTTTACCACTTTCATCTACAAATGTTCTAACATTTCCTTCTTTGTCTACCCAAAAAGAAGCACCTTGATCATAATATAATTCTTTCCAATTATTTGGTTGTGGTTCAAAACCTGTTTCTCCACGTAATATACGTTGACTTTTTATATCTATCCAATTTTTAGGTTTTAATTCAAAATTTGTTCTACCTATCCAATCTTCAAGTAATGTATCATTCTTAACTAAATCTTGTCCTTGTTTAACTACTTCTACTATTGGTTGCCCTGTTTTAAGATCTTCATTAGTTATTAATTTAGGAAAATCTCCTTTTGTAACACCTGTTTCTCCTGTTTTTTTAAAACCACCTCCAATAAATTCTTTAGCTTCTTGTCCCACGGCTCTAATAGCTTTTCCATAAAAATTAATTAAAGGTTTTGCAGCTGTCTCTATAGCTACAGCATATAAAGCAGTTGTTGCATAATATTTCATTGAATTAATCCACTGTCTTTGTAAATCGTCAGAACCTAATTTTCTTTGTTGTTTATCTATTACAGATTCACCAAAAATAGGATCGACATAATTTTCAACTTCATCACTACCCATAAGAATAACACCAGCTGCTGGAGTGGCTACAGCTAATCTAGTTAAAAAAGTAGGGGCTGTCACAGCTAAAAATTTTCCAACGCCTGTTAATTTATTTAAATTACTAGCAATCTCTGAAGCTTTTGCAGTTGTTTCTGCTAAAGAAACCATTCTACCTGCTCTTGCAGCTCTATATAAAGATAAACCTAAAGCTCCTAATCCTACAAGAATTTCTTCTGGAGCAGCAGCTACAACTAATGGAGTTATTATTCCTGCAGCAACCATCCAACCCATAAAAGGAGCTACAAATTCTTCTGCTATACTATCTTCTCCTAAATGTGTTGCTACTTTAGAAGCATTAACTATATATTTTTGAAACCATTCTGAATTTTCCATTAACTTATTAAGTTTATAAACACCTGTTTCTTCAACAGGAATATCATTGGTATGAAGCCAGTCCCAAATTCTTCCAGCTGTAGTTACAACTTGTGGAGTTTGTTTTAATACAGATCCTGCTATTGCAGCCATGTTTCTTTCAAATACACTTTCATCTTCTGGTTTTATATCTCCTATAGGAGTTCCTTGAATTATTGCTTTGCTAACTGCTCCATAGAATAATGGTCTAGAAGGTTCTTTAGATAAACCACTAGAACTCATTACTGGAACACCACTTCCTGGATCCCATCCTAATTGATCACTTGCATCATAAGGATTTTTAATTTCTTCTGGTTTTTTTTTATTATCAACAGAAGTATCAGGTGTATCAACATCTGTAGTTGGTTTTTTATTATCAACACTATCTTCAGCAGATGTATCTAAAACGGAAGGTATTGTTTTTTCCGTTGTATTTAAAATAGGTTCTCCTTCTTTAGGAATAGGAAAAGTATCTGATAAACTACGTTCTGGTTCACCTGTTAATATATTAAATTTTTGTGGTACTTCTACATTACTTGAAATATTAGGTTGTGTACTAGGAATATCAGAAAGCGATACAGCGTTTCCTAATGTATCTACATTTTGAAAATAATCAGATTGATCTTGCGTATTATCTGTTTGATTAGATAATTCTTCATTCATTTTAACCCTACTATTGACTTGCTTGTTTACTTAAAGGATCTAGTACGAATTGTTTTCCATCGAATCTATATAAAGAATATTTATTAGGATCCATAGTAGGTAACCAATAATGATGGTTTACTTGATAATCTGTAAATGGTTTTTTAGGATCTTTAGGTGATATTGTTTTACCATCTGCACTCATAACCATTTCATCATGATCTAATGTTATATAAGGATTAGTTTGATCTATTTGTGCTCCTCTAGCTATATATCCAGGAGCATTTAATTGAAAATTAACAGCGGATTGTTTTTGATTTGGTTGCCAATTTTTATGACTTTTATTTATTTCTTTAAGAATTTCATCTTGAGCTTTTTGTTGTGTAGCAATTGGACTAGGAGCCTTAGCTGTAGCAGCATTTTCATCTTTACGTTTTTGTATTTCAGCAAGAACTTTTTGATCTTGTTCTTGTTTGCTTAAATTTTTAAAATTAGGATCTTGAGCATTAAGAAGTGCCCACATAGATGCTTTATTTTGTAACACAGTAGGATTAACTGTTTTATTTGAAATATCTTTAATTGCAGCCAAAGAAGCATATTTTTTAGCAGCTGTTTCTTGAGGTGTTTCTACACCTTGTAATTCTCGTGCCGCCTTACCCGCCGCTGTTCCAAATGTTTGTAATTCTAAAGGACTACTAGGAGCACTTGCTGCCCATGATGCCCACATATTTTTTGTATGTTGTTCTGGAGTAATCATTCCAGCTTTTAATATTTGATTATAAATATTCATACTATCGTTTTTAGGTTGTGAATAAGGATTTGCTACATTCCCTTGTTTCTCGCCGCTAGTTCTTGGAGCATTTGTAGCACCTGGAGTATATACACCTGAAGTTTTACTTATTGTTCCTGTAGTACTATCTTCAGGATATTGATCAGATGGAGTTAAAATATCTTTAGAAATAGGAAACCCATCCGGACCTAATTTAACTTGTGGTTTTTCACCAGCTGCTGCTGGAGTTACTAAAATATCACTTAATGATGGTGTATTAAATGAAGTTCCTTCAATACTTTTAGTTGGAGAAATTCCAGTCATAATATCTGTATCATCTTCTGGAATAGTTTTATCATTAGATAAAGCATGAGCTAACATGTAATCATCAAAATCAGAAGTATCATCTGAAGTAAAATCCATGTTTTCTATTCTACTAAGATCAGTATCATTATCACCTGTTGCAGCTTGAGTTGCTAGATCTCCACCAGCGAATCTTTTTCTATGGGTTAATCCAGCTTCGATCCCAGAACCTTTAGCAGCAGAGCCGCCTTTTCTGAACATAGGTCTTTTTAAAACGATAGACATTAAACAGAGCCTCCATCAGCAAAGAAACATCCGGCCCAACATATAATACAAGATAAGAAACAGCTACAGCCACAGCCACCACCGCCTTGTCCACCTGTTCCACCTGTTCCGCCTTGATTATTTACATTAATAGTTGTCGCTGGAGTATTTCCTATTCCTTGACCATAAGCATAAGCTTGTGAAGCTGCTAATGCAGGACTTGATAATAATGGAGAACCAGGTGTTCCTGGAGTTGCTTGAGCAATAGTACTGTATAAACCAGCAATACCACTTAATCTTTGTAATGGATATTGATTAGATATTTGATTTCCTTGTTGTGCAGCATTTAAAATATTTTGTGAATAAGCTTGTTGACCAGCACCTGCAGTACTTAATAAATTTATATTTTGCGCAGTTAATTGTGGTTGTAACGTTGCTAAATTTTGCTGTTGACCAACTCCAATATTAGCTTGTCCTAAAGCTTGTGTATAACCAGATTGTTCTAATTGAGCTAATAATTTAGCTCTATTTAAATCGCTGTTCGATTGATATTGTGCTTGTTGTATACCACATCTTGCTCCACCAAAAGCTCCTGCTTGAATTGCTGCAGCAGGTACTTTTTGTTTACTAATTTGAGATTGAATATCATATTCTTGTAAAGTTGGGTCAATCACTTGTTGTTGATAAGGTGACATATACTGTTGATATCCAGTATTAGAAGCTAAAGCTGATGCTTGATTTAAATAAGGTTGATACCCAGCAATACCTGATCCACAAGTACCTACTCCTGTTAATTGCCCTTGAGCATTATATTGCAAAGCACCTAAACCACCTTGAGTTGCTGCTGCTTGTTGTGCTCCTTGTTGTAAAACGTTTTGTTGTGCAACTTGTGGCATTAATCCACAAATATTAGTAGGTGTAGTTAATAAACCCGCAGTATAATTAGCAAGTTGACCTGCTAAAGGTTGTAAAAATGGTGCAGAATATGTTGGAGTAGTTGGCGCTGCTTGTGTTGTTGGTGCCGCTACTGATGGATTTGTTACAGCCATTATTTTTTACCTTCTAAATGTTTCATAAGAGCATACATTTTTTTAGCTCCATGTTTAACATCACCACCACCTGCATTTCTTACAGCATTAGCAGTGAATACAAATTCATTATTACTTAACATAGCAGGTATATCATCTGCACGTTCTTTTTTACCAATAGGAGGAACATATCCACCTTTATCTCTATAATCTATTTCAGGAATACCACCCGCTGCTAATGTCGCAGGTCCTCTCATAGGCATTTGCATTGGATTTAATCCACCTTGCATTCTATTTTGCATACCACCTTGCATTCCAGCTTGTTTTCTTTGCATTAATTGTTGCATCAATTGAGGATTGTTTCTTAATGCTTGTTGTATTCCACCTTGAGGCATTCCTTGCATTGGTTGTTGTCCACCTTGCATAATAGAACTTCCTAAACTAGGTATTGCTGATGGTTGTAATGTAGGCATTGCTGAAGGATTCATAACTGGTGTTGACATATTATTCATCATTCCACCTATTGCTGCATTTCTTCTTGGCATCATAGATGGGGCTGTATTAGCTTTCATCCTTTGAATATTTTCTAATGCAGTTTGAATATCTTTTTGCATAGTCATTTTTTTAACATTATTTGAAATTCTATTAGCATGATGTTTTTTAACTTGATCTAACATTGATCTGTATTTAGCTGGGTTATTCTTTTTTAAATGTTTTACTTGTTTTAATGCTTTATCAAATTTTTCTTTTGGATCTTCTGATTTTTTAACATGTATCATTAATTCTTCAATACCTTGAGGTTGAGTACCTTGTGCATAATGTTTTCTTGCCGCTATAATCCCGCCGTTAGCTCTTCTCTGCATATTTTGTTGCATATTAGATACTATACCTTTTACTTGTTCTTCTGGAATACCTGTAATAGAAGATATGGTACTTGTATCAGCACCTCTTTTAATCATTTCAGTTATCATACCTAATTGATCTTGTTGTGGATGATTAGGTTGAGTTCCATCTGCATAATTTTGTCTCATAGACATAATTCCACCATTAGCTTTTTTAGGAGCTATTACAACATTTTCTGCAGTTCTATTCATTGGTAAAGCAGCTGCTGAACCTGGCGCTGCAAATGTTGGTAAACCTTCTGAATAAATCGGTAATTGAGGTAAATTTTTTCCTGAAGAATATAATGTTTCAAATGCTTTAGTTTGAGCTTGGTTTTGATTATACGCATCCATGATTTGTTTATTAATATCACTTTGATTTGAATATGCTAAACCTGCTAAAACTCCTCCAGGTATTACACCTTTAGCCGTTAAAGCATTACCAACTTTTCCACCAAATTTACTAATTTTATCCCAAATAGATGGAGACGGAGTAAATTGACCTGTGTTAGGATCATAAGTACCTGAAGTACATCCTGTTTGATTACCAGTCTCACCTGTATTACATGAACCAGTTCCACAGCCACCTGAACCACAAGATCCGCATGAACAGCAATCGTACCATGAACAACAATCAAACATTGAGCAGCAAGCCATTATTTAAGACCTTTTTTAGATTTTATAAAATTCATTTTATTCCTTATATACATATATTATATGTTTTTAAATGGTAAGGAATACCCTTACAGGCAGGAATTTTAATCCTGAAAGATTATATTTTACTTAGTTTTCTTAGGAAAGTCAATAAGTCTAGGTTCTGGATTCTTAGGTTTAAACATCATATCTAAAGACCCTGTATATGAATGAGAACCGAAGTGAGATAACGCAGTTTTAGCATCTCCGTATATTTTACCACCTATATCTGTCCATAATTTACAGAAACAAATATCTTCACCTAAATAACCATTAACAGGATCTACTCCTGTTTCAAAGAATGTGTACCAACCTTCAGTCATAGTCTCAACTTTATTACCTACAAGTTGTTTATTAACTGTTTTCTTTTCAGGATATTTCTTTGCTAATTTAGTAAATACTTCTCTTTTAATTAACATGAAACCAGTTGGCCCTGCAGTTATTTCTATAAATCCATCTTTATCAACTACAACATTTTGTGGATTTGGGAAGTGTACAATAAATTGTAATTGACCATTAGCACCATAACCTTTTACTGGATATGGAGTTAATACTACGTCTTCGTCTTTTTCTAATAATCTAAAGATAGCATCTGGTTCAAATCCAATATCAGCATCAATAAATAAAAAATGAGAACAATCTGATGCTAAAAAAGATGCAACACAATTATTTCTAGCTTGTGTTACTAGAGCCATTCCTGATTGCAAATGTAATGCTGTTGATACTTGAAGTCTTGGATGAGTTGTTGATACAAATCTCATCATACTATTCATATATGATGTTGTTACTTGATGACCAAATGCTGGTGTTGCTATAAATAATTTAATTTGTTTTTTACTTTGTTTTATTTCTGGCATATTCTAAAAAGTTCTCCCATTCTTTAATTCTTGTATTCCAAGAATAATAGTTGTTATAATATTGCTTTTGCATTTCTAATTCTTCTTTATACAAATTCTTACCATAGTTGTCTATAGTGGTGTTTAAACTAGCTGCATAACGTTGTATTAGATTCTGTGCGCTACTATCAAACTCAACAAAAGATGCAAAATCAGCACATGTCTCTGGTAATGCTCCATAGTTAGTTGTTACTACTTTACATCCTGCCGACATAGCTTCAATCGCTGCTAGACATGATGTCTCTTCAAAAATTGAAGGGTAAGCATAAATATTAGAATTTATTAAAGCTTTTCTAATTTCATCATTAGTTGCATAACCATGAACATTTACATTTTTAGTTTTTTTACATAAATCAAATAAAGCATCAAACTTACCTTTTTCGGCTTCTTCAAATGCAGTTCCATATATTTTAGTTGATGAATAAATATCTAATGTAAAATCATCTCTTGTTTGATTTAAAATTTCTATTGCTTTAATTA